AATGTACCTGCGTCAATTAGTTGTCTAAGTATTGATGTTGATGCTCTTGATAGACCACCTATCATATGAGTAAGGCCAAAGCCATAAAAGCCAAGACCAGGTAAGAACTTATAATGAACAAAATAAGGGATCTTCCTACGGAACGGATCACCTTCATTGAAATTCCTTTTGATTGATAATATTTCACCAGATTTCTCCACTATAGTAACAACATAGGGCATCTTTAATCCAGTGGGTTCTCCGTCTTGGCCGATATCTTCAAAGCCAATTAAATCTAAATCTGTGTGAACTTCATATAATGTTATCTCTTCGTTGTAACTAGAACCTTTTTCTACGCCTTGTATGTCGTCAATTGTTTCTTTGATCTCATCATAATTCGCTCCACCGCTATCAGATGAGGGTAAATCTATATCCTTGTAAAACCCTTGTAGTTGTAATTTTCTAATCTCATTTTTATCCATACGAACAACATGAGTAATGCGTGTAGATGTTTTAAGATCTGTTGCATTGTAAGGAACAATTAAATCCTCTGCATGAACAAACTTAGAAACAGCTCGCTGCATTGAAGGGTCAAAATAAATCTTTTTAAATGCTGAACCTACAATTGGAAGATAAAATAACATTTGATCTAACTCTGGATCATACTCTTCCATTTCATAAGTTATTTGATAATTCATATAATTTTTAACACGCTCTGCTTGTGCAAGTAATTCTGGGTTCTCTGCACCTACAATGTGTGTTCTAACAGGTCCACTTGCTGGTAGCATTTCTCTATATGCTTGTGCTTGAAACTGTGTAACGCTTTCTGCTAGTAATGGGTGAACTACGCCAGATGCACCCTCGAAAGGCTCTGCCCTATCTTCATAGTTCATGCCTAATAATTCTAAACCACCTTTGTACTGATCTTCCCAATCTCTTCTTGATGATATGTCTTCATCAATATCACCAGTTATATCGCTAGATATAACACCAAGATCTGCGTCATCTATAAATTCTGCTAAGTTGGCATTAAATGGTACTGGCATAGATGCTTCTAATTGTTCTTGCATTTCACCAATAATTGCAGACCCATCTTCTAGTTCTGTAACACCCGGAGTTATCTCTGCTTCAGGTAAAGGAACTTGAATACCTTGTGGTTGTTCTGGATTCTCTACACCATTTACTTTTTCAATAGCCATGATTATCTAAGCTTAAACTTTCCACCTGCTCTTGCGATGCCCATGCCTTTGCAGACACCACCGCCTTTTGTCATTTTGACAACACCACCAAGTTTCATAGGCTCTGCTCTCAGTAATTTAAAATCTTCACCAGAAATCCTACCATCTTTATTCTTATCCAATTTCTTTTGACCACCAACAAGTTCCTTTGTTGGATCACCACCCTCTTTCATCTTGACAGCATCTTCTTTTTTTACTTTTTCGATTGCCGCTGCAAGTCCACCATCTTTTTTACCCACTATCTTTTTTAGGAACTTTCTTCTGCCCTCAAATTTTTTTGCCTCTTTTTCTGGTCTTTCATTAATTTCAATGACCCTAACTGCGTCAATTAAGTCTGGACCTTTTTTTCTATCTTTAGGGGCCATATTACTCTCCTGTCTCTGGGTTAATCATTCTCGATTTAGTCATATCTACAACTCCACCCTCACTAGCCATCATAATTGACTGCTTTTGAATACTAAACTGACTTTTTGAGTCTGGAGTAATATCAAACTTTTGTGGCTTCGCTTTAACCTTAGTCTTTTTTGCTAATTTTTTCAAATTTTTTGTAAGGATAGCATCTTTCTTTTTTTGTCTATCAATTGTCTTTATACCAGTTTTACCACTGCCAACTGTCTGTATTACTTTGGCTATACCTTTAAGTGGATCTTTTGTTGGATTTTTAATTGCCATCAGTAATACTCCATCTTTCTTCTGTAGATTGGCTCAAACTCTTCATCGTCTGGTGCAGTTATAAAACCACCTTGTCTGAATCTTAGTATAGCCTGTGTCATCGAATCTGCCAAGTCATCATGATCGCCATGTGGAAAACTAGCACATTCCTCTACAACTTCTTCTGCAAAATTAGCGTCTGGTCTCCAGACCATGCCACTCTCAAAGACTGGTGCACAAGCGTTCATTCTTGCAAATTTATCTGCACCTTTACTTGGCGTAAAAGGAGTAACCGGCACACCCATGCGTCTTAACTCTTGTGTAAGTGGCGTACCACTTGCCTTTTGCTCAATCAATATCATGTCAGGATCATATGCTTCTGACAGTTCCATTGCTTTTTGTTTAAGTTCTGGGAAATCCCATCTGCCTTTCTCGGCATCAAGCAAGATGATGGCATCTCCTTCTCCCTCAACTGGAGTAAAAATACCCCAAGTAGTAATAGCACTAAAATCAGAACGCTCATTTTTTGTAAACGCTGTGTCGTATGATTGTATGATATACGAGCAGGTAGGTGGGTTATCAGGATTCCAAATATTCCACCACTCCCTTTTTATTATCGCTCCCTCTTCGGCAGTCGGATTTTGCATATACTGTGCGTTCCATTTGCCTACGGGTATTGAGGCTTTCACGCCTTCTAGCTCGTCTTTGCTCCAATATTCTGGCCAAAGTACGTTTCCAGTCTCTGGAAATATTGCCGGAAACTCTACTACTTCCCATTTATCTGCACCTCCTTGAGCTTGCTTTTGTAACACTCTTGCTGTGAGATCTTTAATCCCCCAACGTGTCATCACTATAATGATTGAGCCACCAGGTTGCAATCTTTGTCTTGGTCCAGATGTGTACCATTCATAAATACTGTCAAGTGCAGTAGGACTTAACGCATCTTGTTCTGATACTGGGTCATCAATAATCAATAAGTCTGCACCACGACCAGCTAACGCACCACCCACACCAACAGCGTAGTATTCGCCACCTTTGTTCGTTGACCATCTACCAGATGCCTTGGCATCGGCAGCTAATTTTACATCTGGAAATACATCACGGAAATCATCACTATCAATAAGGTTTTTAACCTTACGACCAAAACCAACAGCTAGCTCTGCCGTGTGCGTTGCTTGTATTATCTTTAAATCTGGTCGTCTGCCCATAAGCCAAGATGGAAATAAATAACTGGCAAACTCTGACTTTGTGTGTCTAGGTGGCATATTCACTATCAAACGCTTGATCTTGCCATCTGCTACTTGTTGTAATTTATCTGCGTATATCTTGTGGTGCCTACCCTCAATGAACGAAGGCCATATACGCTTAACAAAATCCATGTATAAATCTTGTGATACTTTTTGTTTCTCAAGCATATTTAAACGCTCAAGCATTGGTGCTATCTTAGATAACTCCTCATCACTTAAATATTCTGTGTATTCAAGGTTCATGAACCGGAGGCTAGAAACTCATCAACTGCACTTACTAACCCACCTTCTTGTTTGGCAACAACTGGCTTTGCCGATACGCCAGTTAGTAACTCTATCAATTTATTTAATTCACCAGTGTCAAATGTTACTGGACTTATGTTTGCACTAGATGGTGCAAAAGGACTAGCAACCACAGTTGGCACAGGTTCTGTAACTGGACGTGGAGCACCGCCACCTATTACGTTGGGTGGCTTGTCATCATCTTTTTTCTCCTCAACAACCGGTGCTATAGGTCTTTTAATTATAGGAAGTTGATTATCATCACTACCAAAAATCTCTTCATCTGGATTTACGCCAGTAATTGTTCTGCCAGAAGCATCAGTTATAGCCGTTATCCTGCCTCTGTTGTTTCTTATCAATTGACTTTCTGGTATGGTTTTAGATGTAAAACCAGTAGTATCGCCCTCTGGACCAATGGTATCTCTTTGCAATCTGCCTGTAAATTCATCCATGTTTCTAGCTGGTGTGGCAGTAAATCCTCTAATCATTTCAGTAAAAGATCTCGGTCTACCTAAAGCAACATCTATTGCCATTTGCTCTCTTGGTATTCTTTCAAATATATTTAACGCAGATGGTATGCCAGACAATATGTTCGGATCATCACCCTCGCCAGTTCTTCTTTGGCCTTGAGGAACATTGTATAATCTTTCAATGTCTCTCATACGCCTATCACTAAACGGCAAACCTACGTTTTCCTCAAAATCCTCTGGTGCAGTTGATTTTTGAGTTTGTGTTTGAAAAGTTAAAGGACCTCTTTCTGCAACCTCAATAGCCTCATCTATGTCTCTAAGTTCTCTTAATTCT